GTCAATAAATAATACGTCAAAAGATGGTGATACATCTTGTTCAACAAATCTTTCCAACATGTCAGCATAATCTATCATTCCTTTCTCTTGTTTATACCGCTTTAGTTCTCGGTCTAATAGATACAATGTATCGCGTTCAATATCAAGATAGTGATTGTTATCATCGTACAAATCCATCACCTCACGCTCTGTAACCCTAGCCTTGTTTATTAGTGATAGATATTCATTATCAGATGTAAAAGTGCCATCAGAATGAGAATTGTTTGCATGTTGTAATCTTATGTTGATACCAACCTTTGATCCATAATCTTTGTAATCACGTGTTTGCATAACCTGTTCACGCTTTGCACCTAATGTTCTAAAAGCTAAAGAGTGTAATGTTCTAAAGAAAGGTAGGTCTTCTTGTGCATCTAAATTAAACTTCTCCGCAGCTCTACTCGCTGCTTCTTCATAGGCTTTTTTTGTAAAAGAAAAATATCCTATTTTTTTAGAATCAACACCAGCTTTTAAAAACTGATCTACTAAATCTAATAGTGTAGTTGTTTTACCCGTGCCTGGTGGTCCTAAAATAATTGTTTTCATGTTGTTTTGTTTTTATAATCAATATAACTAAGTATTGCATTGGTTGAATCACCAGATTTAACTGCGTTTAGTGCGTTTTGAGAAGGTGTTACCCATCTCACATTTTTTAATTGATAATTTAAAGGATTATGGTCTTCATGATCAACCATAGTATAGTAATCTGGGTCATCGTTTTCAAGAAAAGCTTCGGCCACTAAACGATGGCATTTAATTTTAAAAGTTTTTTTTCTTACAGGATTATAAAAATACCAAGCTAAGTAACCTCGATCAGTGCCTGCAACTGAACCTGCAAGGTGTTCTTTTCCGTTTTCTACATTTACAACTTTTGGAAAAATATTACCTTCGTTTGGCATAAACCTATTAAATCCTCCTGTTTTAAAAATAACATAGTTAGAATTAAGATTAGAATAATCCCAAGTTCTTTTTGTATGGGAGTTTTTTGGTTGTATGTATTTGATTTCATTAAGAACAATACAATCAACTAACACTTCTTTTTCTGGCTGTACTTTAAAAAAATCAAACTGCATCAGAATGGATTTTCCTGGTATGTTACATGAGATACATCTGGTTTGTATGTCTTCATTGCTTTAATCTTAACAACTCGCGGTGTTTGATTCTTTAAAGTCATTCTAACTTCTTCCTCAAATATTTTTAACTGTTTAATTAAATTACCTGTTTTTGTCTTATCTAGTTCCCAGTTATTTCTTTTTGCAAAACTGTAAAAGTCTTCCATTCTAAAATAAGTATGCCCTTCATCGGTCCATGCTGCCCTGTTAAGTATGTCATCTTTTGTACGCGCTATCGCTCTGTGCACTGTAAAGTCATATAATAAATTTTCTATTTGGTTTTGTGGATTTAAAGATTCTAGCGGTTCTATTTCTTGCAGCTTAGCCATTAATGGTTTTAAATAAACTTCTCTCCAATCTTTTGCCTTTGGTATTGGTGATACAATGTTTGCTTGATCTAATACAGCTATAGCAAACAAATTAGGATTGTGTAACTGTTCTGTTTTTAGTTCTGCCCTCTTGCCATCTATATTTAAAAACCATTGTGGTGGATTAGAATTAATTTTTGTTAACGTATCTAACTCTGGCATTTGCTCTTCTTCAAAACCTACGCCAAACTTTTTTGTTCTACATTTTGCAGCGTTGCATACACCACATATAGGTTGGTCCTTGCATCTATATTTATCATAACCACGTTTACCAACAGATGCTAACAACGCTTTGACTTCTTGAAAACCTAAAGGCGGGTTCATCCACTTAGTATTATCTTCCATAACCTTGTCTTCCCATGTATCTGGGTTTGCTTGTTTGTGATATACAGCCACGTTAAATAGTGCATTATTTCTTGAACCTTCACCAAAACCTTCGTCAGCTAATTTATTAAGACAAGGTGGACCATCTTTAAATGCCTCTACCACCTCTGGTGCTTTTTCAATAACAATAGATTCTATTTGTTCTTTTGTCTGTACCCACTTTTCATAAATAGAATAGAATAATTCTAAACTAGCCGCGTTTCCTTCTTCATCAAACGTGTAACGTAATCCTCTAATACCTCCATGGTATGGAAGGTTTAAAAAGTTTCCTGTGTCCCCACGTTCAACTAATATCTCAGTTTGTTTAGGAAATATTTCACTACCTGCATAGCCTAAAGCTTCTGACATCATCTTTAGTTTTGATTGCATTAATGATGCTGGAATAAATGTATCTGTAAATAAAAATAAATGTGCACCACCAGATTTTGACCTAAACGTTACTAATGGGAATTTATGGGACTTGATAGAAGCTGCTATTTTTTTGTGATCTAAACCTTTGTACTCGTCAACGTCAACACAGCCCCAACGACACATATTGTCTTCGTTAATAGGTATTACACCAAGTGCTGGATCCTTACCATCCAAATGGTCTTGCCAAAAATTATCTGGTATTGGTTCACGTTTTATAAATGCTTTTCCTATAGCTTTGCCTTTGTCTGTAGTTTCACCAGACAAAATTAATTGACCATAAGCACTCTTGTTGCCCTCAAATATCTCTTTAAATTTTTGCATATTCTTCTCTATACTTTCTAATTTTTTCTACGTTATTCTTTCTGTATTCTTTCTGATAGTTTGAACTTAATCTTTTCTTATATTGTTTGCCCTCTGGGCTGTCCATAAATATCTTTTTTTCTTCCTTTAAATTCTTAATTGTCTCTCGCAAACTGTCCATCGTTTTTTTACGATAGTACCTCATTTGGTATAGTGACTCTCTACTTCTAATCATATATAATTCTTAACGTAGCCCCCAGAATGGGGGGAAACTAGGGGCTACTTTCATAGTTAAAACGGTACTTCTTCTTTCGATTCTGTACTGTTGTTACCATGCTTTGCCTTGACGTCTCCCGTAGAAACACTTTCAGCAAAACTTTTAGCGGACTCATACATTGCTTTATCCTGTACAGGTCCAATCTTTTCAACACTCCAACCAAACCAAGTTCCCTTGTCATTTGATTGCTCGACTGTTTTAAGATTATACACGTGACTGTAAGCCGCCGGTGTGAACAAACCATTCTTACCTTTAAGTTTGATACTGTTCATCATTGAGTTCCAATTACGACTCACCTTCAATTGAGTCGACTTCATAGAAATCAATGCCGTTTGCATATCTTCAGTTAATACAAAGTATGACGCTGTGTTTTCAAGATAGTTACCATTATCTAATCTATCTTTATAACCTGCATCACGTTTTGATTCCTTGATGATACCACTATTGGCCGCATGGATTGCTACAGGAGCACTTGTGCCCTGTCCTCTATCCGACCACTCAACATATTCACGCTTGTAATAGCATGGAATAATGTTGATTCCCTTCTCTCCATCATATGCCTGCTTCGTCACGGTATTAAATATCATACCTGGTTCTGCACCTTCTACATACTTGGCATCCCGTTTGCTTGTCTCGGGTGACATATGTCCTAACACTCGTAAGAATGGCAACGCAAAATCTTCCGATCCCATTTCTCCTATAGATTTGTTAGCGTCTTGTTCAAACATACCTGCTAGAGCTACGTCTGTCGTCTTTTTTTCTGCTACTTGGTTCATGTTACTTTTCTCCTTGTTCATGATTTCCGGCTTATTTTTGTTTGATCTTTCACAAAAGTGTGAAAAAAATCCGAGGGCATATCGAGGCCGGCCTCGATACGCTCTCTAAAGAGCGCCTTCAATGTCATGGGTTCTACCTTTTGTTTTTGGGTAGGCTCATAACCTTCTTGCGCTGCAAGGTCAAGTAATTCAACTGCCTTGTTATCCTCGCCCTTCCCGAACTGTACGGCAACCTCATTTTTAATAAGGTCACCAAGTCCGTTCTCACGAAGCCATGTATACGCTGATTCGACCGAGTCTTTTTTTACAGTACAGCTGTAGGTTTTTCTAACCTCAACACCACTACCGTCAGCGAGTTTCAAAGATGATAACCCTTGCTCTGCTAGCAAGTTAGGTATTACCTCCGAAGAAATCTTGTCTGCTTTTTCTTTATGTGCTTTTACCTGATCCTCTAAATAATCTATGCCTTTTTCTAGCTCAGCTAGTTCCTGGCAATAAGCAGCTAATGTTTGTATATCTGTCTTCTCTATCAACTGTTGTTGATCGTCTTCTAAATCGTCTAATGTAAGTGTACTCATTCCACTTCTCCTTTCTGGTATATATCTATCCTTAATGGATAGTATGTTTGTTCTCTCTTATCCCACTTCAACAAATTAAATTGTCCATGCGTAATGTCACTGACAATAGCTGTAGATAATCCTATAATTGCAGGATCACCTGTACACAAAATGTAATCGTTGGGTGTAAAATCTTTTAAGTTCTTTTTCATTTTAAAAATAAAAGGTCCAGAACTAAAAATCATTTGTGACAATTCTGGTAAACAAATCACTAAGTTACCAAACTCTGCCGCCCCAAGAATATTCATATTCATAGGTGGGTGTTGTAGTAC